GGGCATTCGCCGAAGAGACCAATGCAGTTAGCCCGCATTCCGTTATTCGCATATGACAACCCGCATTTTTCACAGTTACCCTTCATCATCTCGTGCATCCTGTCCTTTTCTTTCAAAAATTCAACCGCGTCCATTTTCATCCTCCTCATCGCAATTCGCGCCGCACCACGGGCAGTACGGCGAAACCGTTTCAGCGATAGCGTCTTCTCCGCACACTGAACAGCGCGGGGCAATGGTTCTGGCGTCGAATACCCAATGTCCGTGCTTCACTTCCTCGACGTCAACAACCGGAATTGTTGCGATTTCGTCAGCAATGCAATCCGCCAGTCCCGTATGTCTGCCCAACACAGAGCCATTCGCAAGCCCATATTTTTCAGCAACTTCGATTGCGTCTTCACGCTTGATATATTCAGCCATTATTTCCCCTCTTTTCATACAAAACCACCATATTTCCGACATTATATGACGTCATGGCGTAATTAACGGAGATAATATCTTCACGACTTATCTGCGCTTCCCAGAGAGCATCTTCGATACGCTCTATGTTCCTTTCCTCTTCGTTGTTAAAGGTCGAAATGATCAAAGCTTTAATCATTGTTTTCTCCCTCCGGCGGCTCAGGCAATGGCATCCAGTGCGTTGCTTCATCATCGATGTTATTGTAATGGTCTTCGTGGATGTAGTGGTTGCTTTCCCACCATCCTTTTGGGATTCTGTATCCATCTTTTTCCTCGTCGTATATTCCCCACTCCCAGATTTCAGCCCAGTTATAACGGCTATCATTTTCGAGTACTGTTCCATCTTCATAATATGCTGTAGTAATTATTGAACGCGGATCACCGCAGCATTTCCATTGCGCTCGTATCAAAACCTCGGTTTCGACTTCTGGCATCTTGTCCTTAACGCTTATCCACTCAGACATTATCTCCCTCCTGCGTCGCGCGAAGCACTTCCCAATCGTCATACGAGCCGTGCGTCTGATTCCGGCAGTCGGTCTCGTTGTCGTACAACTCACTGCGCCGGAAGCCGTCGAACTCCCACAGCCCGTGAATTCTCCGTCCGTGGTCGTCGACAAGCCCGAGTAAATCCTCACCGTCGTCCGTCATGTAGGTATCGCGGACGCGACCGCGCCGTACTCTGCCGTTCTGGTTCACGTAGTACTCGCTGAATCCCAGCGACTTGTCCCGCGGGGACGGGATGTACGCTTCGATTTTCTTTCGGATGTTTTCATCAATCATCTTACTCCCAACCTTCCTTTCCGTTCTGGAAATTGCATTTGCGCTCAATCTCAAGCATCAGGCGGCTTATTTCAAGCCTGAGCCTGCGGATTCGCGCTTTCGTGCCGTGTTTGCCATAATAGCTGTCATGCGCCTTCCGGTCTCTCAGCACCTCGATAAACTCGCGCTGGAGGCGTTGCAGAAGCTCAAAGTCACTCATTCGCGCCCTCCTTCAGCCGCTGTGCCCAGCGATAAACCTTGCCGTTTGCGATAAGCCCCGAAGCACCCAGAAGACGCTCATGCTTATTCTGCTCATAATATACCTTTTCGGCAATGGACACATCTATGATCTCCTCGTACAGATTGTGCAGCGCCTCGTCCTCCGAAACCGGCGCCGGGTTCGTCCCGGTGATCACTCTGCGCAATTTCAGCGCCGCCTGCGAAAGTTCTGCGGCTTCCTCGGCGAGCTGACACAGAATGTCCTCCCGGCTCAGCTTCGATGCGATGTATTCAATATCACTCATTTTGTTTCCTCCCAGACCTTCGGCAGCCAGTCCACCGCCACGTAATGCTTCAGCGGACACCAGCCGTATTCGCCTTCCGCGCTGATGACGCTGATCATGCATTCGTCGCAATCATCATGCTTTTCGCAGTACCCTTGCAGCACCGCGATGGCGCGCTTAACGCGAGGGGGTAGTTTATTGCTCATTTTTCCATCTCCTCCAATTTCTTAAGGTCACCGCTCAGCCACAGGCACATCGTCTCGATGATGATGAAATTCATCAGCTGGTCAAGGCTGGTCTCGAACCGTTCGTCGCCAGCCTTCGCGTACTCGGGCTGACCGGCGGTCTTCTGCGTCATGCAGCGTTTCAGACGCTCACAGCACTCGATCAGGAACGGCACGTTGGACTTCTGTGCGCCCATCATCATGAACGCCCACATGGTGTCGAAGCTGTCTTTCTTGATCTTTTCGTCGGCGAGACTGACGATTTTGTTTGTCTCAGACGCCGCCTGCGCGAGTGCTTGCTTGTCCGCTTTGGTAAGTCGGCTCATATAATCCCCTCCCGAATTTGAACTGTTTGTTTCTCAACTTCCACAGTGTCTTGTCCGCCATGGCGTTGTACCTTGACATCTGCGCCCGATGGAAATTGCAGTACGCCGTGCTGTTCCCATCTTCGATCGGCGCGCCGCACTGGAGACACAGGTGATTCGCTTTCCGGTACTCGGGTATCAGCCCGCGCTCATGCCGTGCTTGCTTCTCCTTCTCCCCGGCTTCGCGTGAGTACCGCTTCATTCTGATATAGTGTTCATAGCAGTAATGCCCGCCATGCGTCGCAGGCTTGCCGCACATGGTGCAGAGTCCCGCTTCCTTGCACTGATGGTATCTCGCCGACCGCTTTTTGTTGTATGCCGCGCGAGCTCGCTTGTACGCTTCGGATTTTCGATATTCGGCGGCGTGATTCTGCATTTTCTCAAGACATTCCGGGCAGAACTTCCGCCTCGGAAAAACCTTCGCCTTATGGCATCGGTGGCAGAGGTGATTTCTGTCGAGCATGGCGTAATATTCTTCGTTCGTCACGTCCTACCTCCCGGCGATTTCCGCCGCGCAGGCAAGATAACCGATTCCGTCGATATATGAATCCCCCTTAAACGTCCCGGTCATGATCCTCGCGACCTTCATAAGCGCCATGAGCATCGCGACGTCGTCGGGGTTGAGGGTCACTTCCGCTCCGCCGTCGACGCAGCGCTCGCTCAGGTAAACCTCCCAGAATCTCGCGATAACCGCGAAATTATCCTCCGGCTTCCCGTACTGCTTTTCCCGATCCCCGGTCACGATTTTCTTCGCGGCGTCGAGGATAGCGGCGCGGGTAGTTGGTGTATCGGTTGGTGTATCAACCTTTTTGCCGGAGTTGGCAGAATGGTCATCCCCGAAGTCGCTGTCCCACATCGACGGGATTCCGTTCAGCTTGCAGGATAAATCGGCACGCGCGAACGGGCAGCCTTCGCAGTCGCACTTCTCAGAGCACATCTGCCGGAGTGTTCTCGCGGCTTCCATCAATTTTTCGTCTTTCATAATCGTTCTCCTCATTTCGATTTAATCACTATATGCGTTCTCCCGCGCCCGAGGAGCTCGTCCTGCATCATCTGCGCGACTTTGTCCTCCTCGGCGGTTTCGGGTCTGTAGTTCTTTCCGGCTCTTTCGGCGTAGTCGGAGACGATGTCCTCGACGCCTTTCAGGACGTACATCAGGCGCTTGTCTCCGAAGCTGTAGAGATCGTTCAGCGCGAGGCACACGGCGAGCAGAATTCTGTTCGCGTAGATTTTCTGCCGCTCCGCGAACTCTGCGTCGACCATCGCCCGGACGGCTTCCCGCGTTCCTGCCGGCAGATTCTGCCGCGCTGTGGCGGCTGACATCCGGGCTTTCATGCTCTTCTCCTCCACACTTTTCGCGGCGGGAAGAGCGTCGGATTCTCGACCCGGAGTTGATAAAAGTCACTTTCGTTTCTGCCGAGCGTTTCGCATATCTCGGTGACGAGCAGCTCCGGGTCGCGCCACAGTTCAGCCGCTTGCAGGATTTCTTTGGGCGACCATATCCGGCACGTCACGCCCCGCACTGGGAACCGTTCGCGGTTTCTTTGCATCATGCCTTTGACCGCGACTTTTGAGCGTCCGACAGCTTCAGCTATCTCGTCGAGGCTCGCTCCGCGCTGCCAGCATTGTTCGGCGTACTCGATTTCTTCGGGGAACCATTGGTGGCTTCTGACTTCATAATGCAGCCTCGCGACACGGTTGACGTTGTCGTAGTCTTTCTCAGGCGGTACGACGGTCACAAGGTCTTTGAGAATCTTTCGGATGATCATAACCGGCTGCCCGGTGCGCTCCGCGATTTCGTGGAGCTTCTTCTCAGGCTCTTCGCAGTTTTCAAGTTCGGCGAGTATTTCTTCTTTCGTTATCATCTTGCCCGCCTCCGGTTTCTTCTCGGGAAAAGCTCCCGGTTCCGCCCGATAATGTGCGCGAGTGTTTGAGGGTGCATATCGTACTTGCGGGCAATGTCAGCGGTCGTCCAGCCCATACGCCAGTACTCCGCCATGCTGGCGTACATATCCTGACGGGCTTCTCTGACGGCTGATCCCCGATGCGTATAGATAACGCTCCGGAGCGACGCAGGGCGGATGTTGTATTCGGCGGCAATGTCGGCTGTTCTTTCACCCGTTCGGATACGGCTGAGGATATCGTCGATTTCGGCGTCAGTCCAGATTCGCGGCATCATAGAATTTAGCCCTCCCGTGTTCGATTTCGATGTCGACGGTGTGCGCTGTCAGGAGCGCTCTCACCATAGCGCGGAGTTCGGCGTTCTCGCGTCTCAGCTCGTTGTTGTGCTCCTGCTCGATGCGGTGAAGCCTGTCCGACGCGATTTTGTTAGAAAGTTCTATCATTGCGAATGAGCCTCCTTATTACGAGTTCGGTGATTCCGGCGTTGTCGAGACCTGACACATCAATGTCGAGGTATCCGCCGCCGAAGATGATGTAAACGTGCTCCTTTGTGTCGACCTTGCCGTAGGACACGGCGAGGATATCGTCGTCCAGCGCGCGGAGCAGTGGGGACAAACGGGAGTGGACGAAGTCGGTTTTCTTCATGCGTTTTTCTCCCTCCACGGCGCCCAGTAGGCGCAGGGTCTTTCGCCGCTACGGTGCAGAATCGTTATGTTGTACCAAAAGTCCGGATTCAGACCTCGGGGCGAGTACCCATTCGTCGCGAAAATGTCGTTCTTCACGATCCAGTGCCAGCACCGGCGGAATCTCTTGGCATTCATCCGGATTGCCGCGGGGTATATATCGGTGTGGTTTTTTCCGTCCTGAGTGAAAACACTGACCTGTGCCACGAGCGAGCAAACGAGATCGTTGTATTTCTTCTTCTGCCTTTTGTTCATGGTTTTCTCCTTACCCCCTTATTCCTCGCACATCTCGTCGGCAACCTTGCGCGATATATTCCAGAGCGTTTCCTGGTCGTGCTCGATGACGGCGCGGATGCCTTTCCGGAGGTTTTCGACGGTAAGTTTTTCTTCGTCCAGTATGATCAGATAGCCCGCTTCCGGGTACATCAGCGTGAGGTAGTCATTATCAACTATCATCCTGAAGTTGTCGAGCCTGTGCCCGTTTATCGGTTCCTGGTTTCCGGCACGATGGACGAGCCAGCCGAGCATTGCGTCAGCGTCGTCGCCGAACGCGCTCATGATCTGCTCGATCTGCATCTTCGCGACGGCTTTCCTGACGACGTCGGTAATGTCCTCCTCTGTAGTCTTGGTCTCGTCCTGGTTCAGGCTCTTTCTTTCTTCGTACATTTTGGTTTTCTCCTTTAATTAATTATTCTCCCCGAGCAGTGTCGGGATAGTGACGTTAAGTGTGTTCGCGATCCGCTGGATTTCGCCGATCGTAAAGGTTTCCGGACGCTTGCGCCGGTCTCGGAGCGTCGAGTATCTGAACCCGAGCGCGGCGGCGGCTGTGGCGCAGTCAACGCCGTCCCTGGTGCGCTTCATCATGTAGATGTCCACGGCGTCCTTGAGCGCTTCCAGCTGCTTCTCAGCGGTCGTTCTGGATAGCCTTGGCATCGTTGGCGCTCCTTTCGTCCATGCTCTTTTCATAGCGGCGGCAGATGCTCGCCGCAGCCGCGCGGACTTCCTGCGCGTAATCCGAGTTCCGCTCGCCGGAGAGAATCCGGCTGAGGAAGCTGCTGGAAATTTCGTAGCCCACCATGCGGAGCTGCGCTATGAGCCATTGCCCGGTCAGCTTGTGGGCATCAAGAAATTTCGATATGTCCATGATTGTTTATCATCACCGCCCTTTCTACTTCGTGCCCGCGCCTTATTGTGCGGGTGTTCTTTCCTTCGCTGTCCCGCACGAGATATCCGTCCCGTGCGAGAGCGTCGAGCGCGTCTTTCGGCTTTATGCCCAGAGCCTTGAAGCGGGCGTACGCCGCTTTCCGGCTTATCGCGATTCTGTCATCGGTCTTGTCTTCCCAGATCGGCGTTTTGGCAAGCTCATTGATTGCCTCGTAAACCGCCTTCAGGTCGTTGCCGATACGCTCGTCCTGCTTCTTCCTCTTCCGGCGCTCCTTTTCGAGCGCTTTCTCGCACTCGGCGATCCGCTCGTCGAACCGGCGCATTGTCGCGCAGATATCGGTGCGGAACGCTTTGATTTCTTCGAGAAGTTCCCTTAGCTCCTCGTTTGCTGTGGTCATGGTTTTCTCCTCCATTTTAATCTTCGTCGTCTTCCTCGTCGTCTTCCTCGTCGTCTTCCGGCTGAGGCACGCCGCCCTTGTAGAGCCGGTCGAGTACGCCGATCAGCTTCTCCGCCGTTTCAATGTTCCCGTCAAGGTTGATGTAGTCTTCGCCGTCGACTTTGATATAGCTGCTTCTGCCGTCGAGAGTGATGTCGACGCGCGTCTGCGGCTCGACCTGAGTGACGCGCATGACCTGTATGATGAGGTCTTCGGTCAGCTTCGCAAGGTTTTCGGCGCATGCCGTGAGCCTGATTTGGTTTTTCTCTGTTGCGGTTAATTCTGTCATGGTTTTCTCCTCCTGTTTTTGGCACAAAATATTGACAAAGTGGTGATTAAGTGGTATAATGGTATTGCCATATTATATGGTCGCCGGACGAGGTTCCGAACCCTAAACTGAGAGCGCCATAGAGTGCCCAGAGCGCCAGAGCGCCGAACCGTAATGGGGAGGTGATTCTGTGACGAGATACGAGAAGCTTACTCTGCTTATTGCAATTCTCACGCTTGTCTGCCGGATCATATCTATTGTAGCCCGTTGACATTTTGATCTTATCTCAGAAAATAACCGTATTCAGGAATCCGCCTGAACCCGGAATAACCTCGCCCGACGTCATATTTGCTCGATAACCTTTCCGCCGTTCACTTCCTGAAAGGAGGTGATAGTATAGGAAAGATATACGAGGCTTACAACCTCACGCAGGCAGGGCAAAAAGCAAAGCCGGGAATCTATGTGTGCGTCTCATGCGCAGACAAATGCGTTGAGCAGTGCTACATGGTGCCCGAACAGGTAAAAGTTTTGCCTGTCTGCCCGAAGTGTGGTGGTAAGACATACATGAAGGTGGATTAATCCGCCTTCGCGGTCGGGGAACCCATTCCTGCGGATTCTCCTGCCGCTCCCTTCGCCCGCTTCTTGCCGGTCAGGCGTTCCGCTTCATACGCGATTGCTTGAAAGAGCGCGTTATGAAGACGGTTCGTGTTCTCGAGAAGCGGAAGATCAGCCTCCGAATGGTACTGGTCTGTCAAGACGTCAAGGCAATGACATATTGCCCGAATGTTGCCGACGTGAATAAACCAACTGTCTTTCACTTCGTCAACGAAGGATCCTGGGGTGTCCATTTTGTTCACCTCCTATTATGATTTTGAGGTATATGCGATGGATAACAATTCGGTCTTTAATCTTCTCACATGGTCGTCCGCCGTCCTTGTCGCGTCGCTGCCGGGGGCTATTCAGCTTTTGGCGTCCCGGCTCGATGAGCGGCGGAAGCGGATAGAGCATTTCGATGAGCTTAAACTTGCCGCGCTGACCGAGTATATCAATGATATAAGCTCATGCAGCGAATTTGAACCTTGTAATCACTCCCGCGCGTGCATGAAAATTTATCTGTATGTCGACCCATCGCAGTGGGAACTTATCGACCAGATTAATGATTGTGCACGAACTAAGGGGCGCGATGACGAAGCACGAAGGCTTCTCGCTGAGTTGTTGAAGCGCCTTGACGTCCCGAAGGAACAGCAGATACAGTTCAAGGCGGCGGTCAATCGACGTCGCGGTCGATGGTTACATTGATTGCTTTCTGGAACGCGTCGCTCAGTGCCTTGTAAGCATTCGCGTAATCATCCCCAATACGCGGAGCACAGCCCGCAAGTTTCAGGAACTCTGCGTAGCTTGCACCGAGGATTTCGGCAGCCCGCTGAGATGTCATCCTTTCATCATCCATCTCATTCACCTCCTGTCATGGATTTGTGACTGAATATATTATACTCCAACTTTCGTTCTATGTCAAGCCTAAAATAGAAAATAAGTTGGATTCTACTTACTTAACAAAATGGAGAGATTATTTTGTACAACACTGACAAATTCAAAGAAAGAGTAAAAGAAAGATGTAAAGCGACCGGCGTCACACAAAAATATCTATGTGATGCGGTCGGAAAAGGCAAACAGTATCTTAACAACATCTGGGATGGGAAATGCGGGGTTTCCGAGGAAGAACTATCTATATTTGCCGATAGGCTTTCCACTACTCCCGAATATCTATCCGGCATAACCGATGACCCTGTCTGCGATGACGCTCGGATGAGACTATCCCCTGAAGAAGAGGAGCTGGTCGAACTTTATCGTGGCGTTTCGCCAGAAAAGCGCGAGCTTTTCAAAAAAATAATTGAGCAATTGAAAAGCTGATGTACTACGAGTAGGAATTGCATCGGCTTTCGGGGAGACTTGTAATGAATAGCATTGAAGTTGCCAATAGAATCAAAAGTTGCGCTAAGTCGCGCGGGATAACTCAAACATATATATGCGCTGCCATCGGTAAAAGGCGGACGTTTATAAACGAGGTAGTGGCGGGCAAAGACCGTATCGACGAAGAGGAACTTGAAAAAATAGCAAGCGTTCTTGGCGTCTCCTCGGGGTATCTATCCGGCGTAGCCGATGACCCGTCCCGGAAAATTGCCACATTCAAAGAACTCGTGCAGAGCGCTTGCAAGTCGTCAGGTATTTCGCAAAAACATCTTTGCGATTTACTAAATAAAGATCGCGCATTTTTGAGCAATGTGTTTCGCGGGTTCTGCGTAATAACGGATGATCAGATTAGAATTATCGCAGATGCGCTTTCAACCACATCAGACTACCTTCTCGGCGTATCTGACGATCCCACACCGAAAGCTGTCACATTCAAAGAACGTCTGAAACAGACGTGCAAAGAAAAAGGCATATCTCAAAAATACCTCACCGATAAGATAGGCAGGAAGAATACATACCTCAACGATATATGGAACGGGAAATGTGCCTTGAAGCCGGAAGACCTCAACAGTTTCGCGGACGTCCTTGGCGTCTCCCCTGATTACCTTGCCGGGAAAACGGACGATCCCACCCCGGCTGACAGTCTCAGCGCTTCCGACAAGGAACTCGTTTCCCTCGTCTTGTCGCTTTCGCCGGAGCAAAAAGAACTCGTGAAGAAGATTGCTGAGGAGATGAAGTGACCGCCGCCGGGTTGTCATGGTTTGGCGGCGAAATAAAAGTGATGTTCCGCTTATTGCATAAAAAGGAGAAATATTTTTGTTGAAATCTAACAAAGTCAAATCCGATTATATCCCTACTCTTCGAGATAGAGTGAAAGCTTTGTGCATGGAGCGAGGAATGAAAATAGGAGCGGTCGGTCAACTCATAGGGAAAAGCCCGCTATTCTTCAATAACGTCTTCAGGGGGAAGCAAAACATCTATCTCGAAGATATCGAACACATAGCCGATGTGCTGAACACCAGCTCAGATTACCTTCTCGGGATATCTGACAATTCTACTCGGCGAATTGCCGTATTCAAGGAGCGCACAAAAGCTTTGTGCAAGACAAAGGGGTTGTCTCAGAAATTCGTAAGCGAGTCAACCGGGCATGGTCAGTTCTTTCTAAATGACGTATGGCTTGGGAAAAGAAACCTTTCCGACGCTGACCTCGAAACGATTGCTTCTACGCTTTCGACCACTTCGGAATACCTCTCTGGTGCTTCTGATGATCCTGCCCCAGCAGACAGCCCAATAGAGCTGTCCTCTATAGAAAAAGAAATGCTCGAGCTTTTCCGAAGCTTGTCTCTGGAGGATCAAGAGCTTTTCAAAAAAATAATTGAACGAATGAAAGGATGATGCCTATGGAAATAAAAAAAGCCGCCCGAAGGCGGCAAGTAACTATTCCTGCGACTGTTTGAACCGCCGCAGGAGGGCGATTGCCTTGCGCTGGTTTTCCGGCGCGAGGGTGCGGAAGTCTTTGACGAGTTTGAGCTCATCCTTTGTGAGGTATCGGTATTCGATGTCGGGAGGTTCGGGCTGATTCGGTATGTACTTCATTTGGATATCCTCGCTTTCGCGTTTATTTGATTGATTCAATTATACACCTGTTTTCGCCAAAATGCAAGGGCAATCGGTCGTCAAAAATCGACAATGTTCGGGTAACGGAGGTTAATATTGGCAAACATTACCATAAATGCGGACGCGTTGCAGAGATTAATGGACAAAAATTGTCTCACGAATTTGCGGCTCGCCGAGGCGGCGGGGCTATCGGAGGGAACGATAAAACGCATATTGAAGGGATACCCGACGACGCGCACAACGGCGTCATTGCTCGCGGCGGCGTTCGACGTGACGGTTGACGAGCTGGTGAGTGGGGTGTCCGAAACGGACGAGGAGGAACCGGAAGAAGTGACTGTTGAAGAAGCCGTGAAGGCGTTGGAAAAGATTTATCTTGATCGGATAGAGGATTTGAAAGCAATGATAGCTCATACCCGGAAGGAATTCAGGGTCGCGGCGGCGGTCGCGATTTCGCTCGCGGCGTTCGTGTGTTTTCTGTTCGCGTATGATATCATGAATCCCACGATCGGATGGATACAGAGGTGAGAGCATGATTATAGACAAGCTTCCGAGCGGCAGCTGGCGGGCGCGGGTTCACCTCGGCGGAGGAAAATACAAAACAATAACCGGAGCGAGCAAGAAGGACGTTCAGCTGAAAGCGGCGGAGTTCGAGGCAGGTCTTCTGAGCGTATCGGAGAATGCATACGACTCGATGACTCTCGGCGAAGCGATGAAAAAGTATATCGACTCCAAAAGCAGCATCCTCTCACCGTCGACGGTCAAAGGATATGTGTCGATTTCCGAGCATTGCGTTCTCGGCCTCCAAAAAACAAAGTTGAAAGATATCACCCCCGAAAGAATCCAGATCGCCATTAACGACGAGACCGCGCAGGGCAGAGGAGCGAAGACGTGCAAAAACGTCCATTGCTTTATTTCAGCTGTTCTGAAGATGTATAAACCCGACCTGCATTTGAATACGCGCTTGCCGCAGAGAGTGAAAAACGAGATCAGCATACCGCAGGAAGAAGAGATTAAAAAACTGGTGGAATACTTCAAAGGGACAAATATGGAAGTCCCGTTCATGCTCGGTGCGTTCTGCGGCATGAGAGCGTCAGAAATCACCGGATTGGTATGGAAGAACGTCGATTTGAAAAACAATCGCATAAGAATCTGTCAGGCGTATGTACGCGGCAACGACGGATACGTGATGAAGGGGGCGAAGTCCGTCGCGGGAGAGCGCAGCATTAAGCTGTTCCCGTTCGTAAAGACGGCATTGATGGAGCACCTCAACGATGATCCCGACGCAAGGGTGTCTGAGGTGCAGAACGAAACCCTGCATAAGCGGCTGACCAAAGCGCTTGTAGAATTGAGCCTCCCGCATTACCGCTTCCATGACCTCCGGCATTACTGCGTTTCCGCGATGTTGTCGCAAAACGTTCCCAAAAACTACATTATTGATTTCGTCGGTCACGCCGACGGCACAATGATCGACCGAGTGTATGGTCATATCATGCAGAACAAAAAAGACAGCGTCGAGGATGTCATGGAGGAGTATTTTGAAAAATCTGTCATGAAATCTGTCATGAAAAAATAAAAACCCTGAAATACAGGCACTTTTTAGACACTTTCAATGGGTTCGAGCCCCTCCGTCTCCACCAAACATAAGAAACCGCTTATCAAGCCGATGGGCGGTTTTTCTTGTATTCATGCGGGTTTTTGGGCTTTCTCATCCCGCCGCTCACAGCGGGATTTTGCCATCGAAAACGCCATTTTCAAGCCAAATCTGTCACGAATCTGTCACGCCGTCATGAGAAAACCGAGGGTCTCCCCTCGGCTTTTTGTTATTCCTGATACTCGTCAATCGCCCGGGCGATAATCTCCGAGAATGTCATCCCGGTTTCACGTTTGATCTCCTCGAGCCGTTCCCTGCTCGCCACCGGCAGGACGATGGACATAGCTTTCTCGGTCTCTTCCGGATTGCCGAAAGCTGCGATATACTCGTCGCCGTCGAGATATTCCTCCGCCCACTCCATGGCGGTTTCGCGGGAAAGCAGCTGTATCTTTTCCCCGCCCGACCACTCATTCTGTCCGATGGTCACGGCGTAGCGACTGGCGGGTCCACCCTCGCCGTAGAGGAAGTACTTCCCGGATTTTGTCCGGTAAAGTATTTCGCCCCAGTGAGCGAAGTCGCGGGCGTCCAGATATGACGTTTCGCCGAGGCATTTTGCTGTGGCGGTGTCGCAGAGGACACCCCGGATTACTTTTTTCATGATTGTTCTCCTCTCAAATATTTCTCTTCGGCTTCTTTTCTCGCCTTGACGGCGTCTTCGAGCTTGTCGAAGCTTCCGAGCCAGCGCCTAACTCCGTCAATCGTAATTCTGGCAACATATTTGCGGTTGGTTTTGCTCCAGCTAACTCCGCTCGTCCCGGTCTTGCTTGTTGCAGCGGGAGTCATCCGAGGTTTGCCCGCGCCTTTGAAATATTTTATTTCGCTATTCTTTGCGACTTCGGCACACTCACGCGAGCAATATACCGGATTCTTTTTTAAGGCAGTGAACAGTTTGCCGCACACCGGGCACACAGTTGCATTCTCCTTTATTTTTTTTGCGTTTTCAATGCTCTTTTCTTTTCCGCCTCGGTTGTGGTAGTACTCAACAGCCTGACGATGGTCGTTTTCTTTTTCCGCGAGCTTCGCGCACAGCTTGCAATACTTCTGTGCGCCGCTCTGCACTATGTATTCTGCGCCGCAGCGAGCGCACCGATCCACGTCGCCGATGTGCCGCGTGAATCCCTTTTGCCGGTATGTTTTCTGCCTTTCGTTTCGCTTTTCCCTGGAGCACTCGGGGCAGTATTTAGTCGCTATATATCCATCGATTTTGCGTCCGCATATCTGGCAAGTCTTTTCGCGAAAAATGTTAGTGATGTTTTTCTTCTCCAGGCACTCGTCGCATAAATAGCGGCTCGGCGAATTTGGTGTGAACTCTTTGCCACACTTTTTGCACTTTCGCACCATCAGTCTTCGTCCGACGCGATGTCATCGCCAACGACTATCTTCACCGACTTGTAGTGCCCTTCCTCGTCGCTGTACTTGTCGAGGGTTTCCATCGACTTGATTTTGCGCAGACCATAAGCGGTCTTGACGATGCCGTCCGAAGTGCCGCGCCAGCCGTGGTAGCGACAGATTTCCCTGTTCATGTTGCCCGGCACTCCTCTGCCGTTATCTTTCATGAGCCGGAACTCCTCGTGGCTGTCCGGCGCGCCCTCCCTCTTCACACCGAAGAGGATTACGGCGTCGCCGACGTGAAAATCGGCGTAGATGTCTTCGACCGAGCGATTGTGGTCAGCATCGATATAAAGGGTTTTCTGCTTCATGGTGTTCTCTTTCTCGCCGTTTAGCCGATGCGTCAGCTTTCTTGGGATGCCGCCGATACCTCGACGGCTCAGGAGCGATTAGCCGATGATAAGGTCCTCGGACGCGCGGCGAAGATATTCGGTGACGAACCCTTCGTAGTCGTCCTCTTCGCCCTGCCACTCGTTGGCGAGCTCTTCGCGGATTTCGTCGTCCATCATCGAGACGATTTCGTCCATGCCGACAGCCTCGATGGCTTCCTTGACGGTGCAGTAGCTCGTTCCGTTGTTTACGCTGATGTTTCTCATGATTTTCTCCTCCGCGGTTTCGGGTTATCCGCTTCCCTTTGATGTATATATTATACCATATTTTCTCGATTTTGTCAAGGGGTTTTCGAGAAAAAAATATATTTTTCTCAAATATTTTTCGAGTAAAAAAGAGGGACGTTCCCGTCCCTCGCCTTAAGCCTTGAATTTCAGCACCTTGTCCAGCAGTTCCCGGTAAGCCTGCTTGTGCACCTCAATCAGCTCCTCGGTCACGCCGTCGACTTGCCCGTGCATCGAAACTCCGCGCTCGTACCACTCTTTCACTTTCCCGAGCCGGTACTTCGCGTCCTCGATAAAAAGCGCCGCGAGTTCGGGCTTCCCTGCTTCTTTCGCGCATTCGGCGTAGTCGTAAGTCATCCCCGCGTCCTTGATCCCGTCGGTGATCGTCCATACGATTCCGCGCATAACTTCGTCTTTCATACCTTACCCTCCGATTATATATCGATACAGTTGGTCGACGTCGCCCGCCCCGAGCGTCAGCCCTCAATGCTCACATCTCCTTTTCGGGAGATTGCTCCTCGGAATCCTTCTTGAACTGGTTGAACAGTTCCCACACCGTGGAATCAATCAGCGCCTGCATGGTGTCGGCGTCGAAAGTCACGCCGCGAGCTTCAAGGAAACTTTTCGCGTACTGGTATTTCGCTTTCTTGTCGATAAGCCCGGAGCGCTCCGCCTCTTCCGCCGCCTGAACCGCGAGTTCAACCCAGCGGATGATTTTCTTCTGGTCGCTCTCCGAGACTTTCGCCGCCAGAAAGTCCTTGATCTTCGGGATCAGGAAAAGCGTCACCAGGGTGAATACCAGCTTGATTATCAGTTCCAGTATCGGTGTTATATCCATCTTGTCCATTTTCGATATATCCTTTCTTGCTTATCTCTTTGTTTTCGGTGATTTTAATTAAACTCCCGAGCGCGAGTTCCACCGCCCCGACGATACCGCCGACTGAGAAAGCGGCGGTAAGGTCGGTGCCGGTGAGAGCCTGGAGCACGGCGATAAAGGGCAGATACACTGCCATGTATATCAGCACAGCGAGTATCAGCCGCTTTAAGTACCTCACACCGCCACCCAGGAATTGATTTCCGCGAGCAGTATCGCGCCGGTGCGGACCTGCCGGATAGTGTACGTCTTCCCGACGACACGCGCCGGAACGTGCCGCCCGGTGGTGTAGACGTCGCCCGCCTTGATGGTGTAGGTGTCGCCGATTTTGTAGGTCTTCGCCGGGGTCGCGGGCTTTATCCCATACCCGTAGTTGATGTCCACATCGCCGACGGCCTTCGTGAATTTACATTTACCGAACTGCCATATCATGGCGTTGCCGTAAGCGGCGGGGAGGTCGGTCGGAAGCGTCGTCGCGAACGACGCCTTGCAGTCAGACTGCCGGTAAGCGGCGATCCAGAGCGCCCACTTCGCGAGCCGGTCTGAGTTCAGCTTGTAGAGCCAGTAGTCGGGATTGGTGTAAACGCCCGCTTTGTACCCGCGCTTCATGATTTCGGTACAAAATGTTTCGATAATGTCCGTCCGCGACTTCGATGTGTACGTCACCTTGCTCTTCGCGGCGTTTCTTTCCGTGTCGTACTCAAAGTCGTAAAACACCGGCAGATCGAGCTTGTACCCGTTCAGCGTGTTCGCGCAGACCTCAGCTTCACGCCTTGCCTCGACGGTATCCCGGGCGTAGCAGAACCAGTACACGCCGACGAGCATTCCGCAGTCCTTCGCCGCTTTGATGTACGCGGCGAACTTCGGGTCGACGCTCGTGCCGTAGCCCGCGCGGACGACGCAGAATTCGATGCCCTCGGCTTTCAGCGCCGGGAAAGAGCGGATGATGTTGTGCTTGGAGATATCAATGCCTCTCATCGTCTCTCACCTCCACAGGTAATTTCATCACTTCGTCATACAGCCTCGTCGCGACGTCGTTCCCGCCCAGCTCATGGTAGGCGTGATAAGCCCGCTTCAGGGCTTCTTTCGCGTAGATCGGGCAATAGCCCTTATCCATATATTTCTCATGATTCCGGATGATTTCCGCCCGGAGGAGGCACTGGATGCCTTCCTCCTCGGCGTCGTTGTGCTTCTTCAGGGTCTTCGCGTAGGCAATCAGCCCGGTGATGATGCCGCCGCAGACGAAAGGGATTGCCCACGCGATGATTTTCTCAATTATCACTCCGCGACCTCCTGCCACAGTGATTCGGTTCCGGCGACGCCGGGTTCCCAGATGTTGTTGTCGGTTGTCGAGACCCAGACCTTGTCGATGTGGCGGACTTTGTCGCCCTTTTTATAGCCGTTCGTGCTGTCCGGCTGCTCCCACTCGGGGATGGTTCCCGGGTCGGGAATCAGGACTTTCGCCCACAGCGACGGCGCGTCGGTCGGCGTCCATGCGGGCTGTGACGTGTGGGCGGTCAGAACGGTGTACAGATTGTCGTTATACTGCACGCGCTGTCCCGCCGCGTACTCGACGCCGTCCCCGCTCCAGTGCGGGTAAAGGCAGGTTGCCGTGATTGCTTCCTCGTCGGTCAGGCTCTCGGTTTTGGTCATTGCTTTTTCGATCAGCGGACGTAGCGTCCGCGCGAGTTCAACTAGTGTCATCATTCCACCCCCAGTAAGATTTTCGCCGCGGCGAGCTGCTCTTCGAGGTCGGCGACCTTAGCGGTGAGGTCAGCGAGGTCTCCGGACGGCTCCGGCGCAGGTGCGGTGAGCTGCGCGATATACGCCTCACACACCTCCTCGTCAGTCGCTGTGTCGTCCTTTCCGGTCAGCGTTCTCAGCGTCGAGATCGGCAGGATGTCGAGGATTGAGCCGTCGTCGCGGAGGATGAGGTAGCTGTTTTCGCTCCCGTACAGCGGATTGTTGATTACCGCCTGTTCGGCGGTGATGTCGTAAATCGGGGACTGCTTGTCCCAGAGTTGATAGGTCATGGCGGTCTCTCCTTAAGATAACGGTAGGAAATATATCGTGCAGACATGGTTCTCACTGCACGCGTTCCCCGTGCCGAAAAGCAAGCTGCCGTTGTTATATTTTGTGGTAATTTGATAATCGCCACTGGTCGAGATATAACTGCTGCTGCGAACAATATTGCTGGCGACATATGAATAGCCGTTTGTCCACCTTTCGCTCCCTCCGACCCAAAATACCTGCCCGCTTGCCTTATCGATTATTCCTATGACATTTCCGGTGTCGGTGCTATCATAGTCGTTTCCTCCATAAATAACAAACAAGCATATGTCCCCGGGAACGGCGGCAGAAAACTTATTGCTCGCATACGAGGCAGACGTGACGTTTATGGTTTGCAGATTAAATTTGTTTGCTTTGGGCGCGAATTCGGAAATTTTTCCGAGGAATTGATACTCAACACCGTTCGTCGTGCCCGAGTGTGGATAAAGGTTCTCGTCGCCGCTGTGTTCATACGCAAAATCGCTCGTAGTTGCGCTGAATCTCGATGTCACGACCTGAACCATCGTGGAACCCATCGCGCTCATTTTGAATCCGTAGTCGTAATACTTTGTGTTTTCACCGCTGACGGTGATGCTTGCACTCCATTCGTCTATATCCGCGCTTGAATCAATCTTATAGATGATACTGGAATTCTCAGACAGCCCCGACACATATTTCCCGCGCAGCCTGGTCGCCCATGTCTGCCGCTGTGAGTACGTATTCATATCGTCCTGCGAAATATTGTAGCTCGTAGGATTTACCAGCGAGACTACACCGGCGGCACTCATGGTTACACTGGATGCAACTTTGATGGTGCGAGGGTCTTTACTTTCGCCGTCGTTCACATCACCATTGTTTCTGTACCAGCATTCCAGTATGCAGACCCAGTAAGTATTCGATCCGGAATTGCTTCTTCTGCTTGACCACGCGCCTTCAATCTGCGTCGCAGGCAAAATGTTTAGCACGTACGACCCTGCGTTCTGACGAATCCGCCACCAGTAATCCGTATATGGTATGATGTTTGCGTCAAGTGTCTGAACCGTGTCCGCAAGCGGTTGCAGCAGTGCTTTATTGATTTCCGTGCCGGGCTCCTCGATTGTCGTCGGCGACGGCGTGAGTTTCTTCTTGGTTCCTTCATCCGTGATCGTGTAAAGATCGTCGCCGGTAGCCACACGGTCTTTGATATCCGGTGCTTGATATACAGCCATTAGATACTTCCTTTCAGCGGCAAATGTGCCGCGTTGTTCCCGGCGCGGAAAGTTCCGCACCGGCGATAGCTCGATTTCATGCCGTCGAGCAGTAAATCGATATCCGCGAGCACCTTCTCGATGGTATTCGCTCCGGTGTAGTTCAGCTTGTCCCCCGACGCGGGAAGCTCCCCTGTCTCCGCGAGCGTGTAGTAAGCGTCCCGGAGCCGCTGCACATTGTCGAGATACGTCGTCCACTGAGGACGATACAGCACGTCGCCTTCCTGCCACTCGCGGTCTTCCGCTTTCCCGACCTCCGCCCCGGCGGTGAAGCTCCCGGTTCCGGAGTTGCCGTGAAACTCCCCGCCGACGAGATCGTATAAGCCCACAGCACCGGAGGGGTTTTTGCAGGGGATATAATCACGAACAAGAACATTCGTATAATCATACATCTTCATGTAATACAACTTCATTGACGCATTTTCAAACCATTGGTCATTTGTTGTATTTACTCTAAACAAATAAAGCGACAAATCTGTAAATGGCGTTGCATAAGCTGCTCCGCCTGTCGATTTGTAAAGCTCACCATTGACAACTAAACTTTCTTGTCCCGGAATATTGCTTGCTTCAACTTCGTAATCAACATTAGTTGCAATCGTGTTATTCTTGAAAAAACGATATCCTGCGCCTCCGCCAATCTCAAAGTTCTTGCTTGAATCTATTGATAGATAATCTCTGCCATAAGGTTCAGAGGCGTTATGCGCACCAAATATAGGTGCTTTCTTTGAAGATGATGTAATGGAAGTAAGATTAATTTTAGTCTCAGCGCGAACACCATTACTAAATATCGCCCCCGTATCAATGTACTGCGTCCCCGAACTCTGAATCCACTCCACCTCCGTAAACCCGCTCGGCACCCTCGACCTCCCCTTCATCACCGGCGTCACCTCCACCGGATACCCCGCCGACGTCAGCGCGGCGGCGAGGGTTTTTACTGCCTGTTCGACGCGGTTGAGGGTGTTGTAGGTGAGTGCCCCGCGCTCGAGCTGCGCTCTTTCAGCGTCAGTCAGCCCCGACCAGTTGCCGAGTTTCTGATAGGCACTCCGTATCGCGGCGGCAGAGGTTTCGTCTTCCTCTGTCCGGTCATATACAAGATTAAGGCTCATTTGATAGTCACCTCCGCGACCTTAGCCGTTCCGGAAACGTTGTATTTCATGCTGACGATGCGTCCGGTCACATCGTCCATGTAGTCGTATTCCTGCGTTACTTTGTCGCCGACCGTGAGGTCTCCGACGAGTATCTTTTCAGATATTTCGCGGCGGGCAGAGTAGTAGTTGTACGCTGCCGTAGCGAGCGCGTCGGCGTTCGTCCGGTTGACGAGGGTGAAGTCTTTGAGTTCGACGACGTTCTCTTTGTCCCCCGCGAGGACAAGCGGATTTCGCTTCGTGACGACGGTCTGGGTCTTGTCGTACTTCTTCCCGGTCAGGACGCAGTTCGCGTTCGCCGTGATGACCGCCTGATTCACGCCCTGCGAGACGATCGTGCCGTTCGTGATAGACAGCGAGTGGAGCGGTTCGGGGAAGGTGACTGTGATGTTCGTTCCGGTTCCGCTGTCCGCCGCTTTGTACGCGGTGTAGTCGGTGCTGCCGGTGACGTAGGAGTACGCCGTGAGCCGCAGTTCGGTGAGCTTGTCGCGGAACGTGGTTGACTGCCCGGAGAAGGTGTTCGTGGAGTTCAGCGTGCCCGCGACGGTGTCGGAGAGCTTATACAGCTTGACCTTGTCGGAATAGCTCGTGTCCACCACTGCGCCGAGGGCGAAAGCGATCTGATTCAGCGCTTCGCGGCAGGAGGATATCGCGAGGTATCCGGTGAGCGTCGCGGTTTTCAGGCTGTCCGCGATTTCGTACTCGACTTTGAGCGGTGTGAGCATTTCGCCGATGAGGTCGGCGGCGTTCTTCTCGGAGTACATCCCCCCGTCGAACGGTGAATCGTCGAGGATGGAAATGTAGTCTTCCGATTCGATGTCATATGTCTTGTCGGAGTTCCGCTCGTAGTGCGTGATGAATGTGGTCTGCACGAGCGTATCGTCGAAGTAGGTGTAGACCGGCTGTTTTTCCTGAAAGATGAAGTCGACGTCGCTCTGCTTTTTCAGGGTGAAGTTGACGGTGTTGATGGAGACGGTCTCCGACACCGGCTCGACTTCCTGAAGCAGTGAGAAGTTTTCGATTTCATCCCGCCCGAAGTTTCGGACGGTTCCGTAGAGGATATCCGTGAGGTACAGCCGGTTGCGCGGCATATTCATTGCCGTGAAGCTGATTATCAGTTTGTTGTAGTTCTCGACCTTGTTCGCGCAGAAGTAGTTCGGGCTGTCCGGCGTGTAGCTCTTTTCGGAGAGCAGCGTGTCGCCGCGATACCACTTGATACTGAGTGCCGTCGCGTACCGGTTCGAGGTTTCGTCGAATATCAGCGTGATGCCCTGCGAGGTGTACTGCCCGGTCGCGGTGAGCGTGAGGACAAGCGGCGTTTCGAAGCTGCCGTCGGTCGCGCTCGAGAGGCTGTCCGACACGAGGGCGTATTTCGGATCGTCCGGCGGAACCTCGAGAGAGCCGTCGAGTAGGACGGAGTATATCTCGCACGGGTTCGCGTACATCGGCGTCTGCACGCCCTGTAAGAGCGTCGGCGTGGATATGCTTGCCTGACCTTCCGCCGAGGGGGCGAAGTTTTCTTTCGCCCCGACAGCGACGTCGGCGTAGGATACTTTGAGCTTCATTCGGCACTCCTTTGCGGCTCCATCGCGATAAAGTCGAAGGAGAGGTTGCCCCAGTACCGGTTCGTCTCAGAGTACTGCCGGAGGAGATCGTCGCTGCCGCGCGAGACATACGCCTTGAATGAGAGCGTTTCATTGCCGAACGGGACGACGATATCGTGACTTGCGACCGGCGCGGAAATCGTCTTGTAGAGTGCGTTGTACTCAGCCTGGGACATACGGTCGGTGTTGATCGTGATGGAATAGTTGTAGTAGGTTCCGATGAGGTCGCGGTGCATGACGCCGTCGAGTGTGCGCCCGGCGTTGTCGCCGTCGACGACTTCGAAGTTTCGCGTCAGTGCGGTGACGATTGCGCCGTAGTCTGTTCCGTCAACTTTAACCATTGCCGCGTCCTCCGTTCGTGAATGTGATTTTGGTGTTCGCGCCGGAGCGCCTCTTTTCGGAGTCTATGGCGTCTCCGAAAGCGCGTCCGACGACTTGCTTGTCGAGGACGAGTTCTATCTTGCCCCCGCGTCCTGAGCCGCGCTGTGCGGCTGTCATCGCGCGGTAGACGGCGTTCTCGATGCCTTCAATGATCTGCGCGTTGTTCGCGACAGCCGTCCGTCCGTTGGAGAACCGCCCGACGAGCTCTCCGGAGTTGGCATAGAACATTCCGTCCTCGGGGAATCCGCCGGTGGCGAAGGCGGGAGCGCCTATTGCCACAGAAGAGATTCCGAGCAGATTTTTTAGCATTTTCAGCGTTTGGTCAAGGACATACTCGGCGTTTTTCGCGAATGACTCTCCAGCGTTTTTGAAACTCTGTGTGAAGTTCTCCCATTCCTGCGCATAGTGCCCCTTGAGGACGTCCTTAACTACGTTCCATTTGTTATAGTCCTGCGATGCAGACCCGCGATATGCGCCGGAACCGTCGTCGCCGAAAGCCACCATTTGGTTTGCATTTTTGCGAGACGAAGTTACTCGTCTGCCGCTGCTGGAATATGTCCCTCCGGCGCGGCCTGATGCACTGTATGAAGGTACCGTAGCCCCCATAATGCCCATGAGCCTTGCGTAATTGCTGTAAATGTTGTTGAATGTCGCAGCATATTCGCTGTCAACTCGCTGTATGGGATCGGCCATAGAAGAGAATATGGTTTCCCCGAAACTGTCAGACGACGTGAGAATGTCATTGAATCCGTTCACAGTATCTGTGTTCAACGCGTCAAATGCCGATTTCCATGTGCTGTTGAGGTTAGAGGTTGTCTCTCCGGTCAGAGCGTTCAGCGTAGCTTGCCACGTTGACATTGCATCCGCGGAGCCGACGAGCCACGAGTTCAGCTGATAGAACGAGCTGTTCACAAACTCAGAAACTTGTTCTCCGGCAGTCGCGATTTGCGACGCGTCTACGTTGAGAGCTATCGGATTGCTTGAAACGAACTGCCATGCGGTGTCCCAATTAAGCCCTATCGCCGGGATTGCCCCTGCCATAGCGGTAATCGCAGTGGTGGCAGTGTCAAGCGCCGGAGATAGCTCGCCCACCGCCTCGGTTTCCTCAGCGGTTTCTTTCGTCTGCTCGGTGAGCTTTTTGTTCTTCTCGGTCATTGCGTCGGTAACTGATTTTGTAGCGTCATCCAGGTGGAATAGCTTTTTAACCAATTGCCCGACTTTTACAATTTCAATACCTATTTTGATAGCGGTTTTTGCGCCTGCGATAACAAGCAGCGCGACACCGATATTCCTGAGCTTCGTGACAAGATCGTCGTCAACCTTCCACAGCCCTATCATAGCGCCGAAATCGTCGGCGTAGTCGACTATATAGCCGAGGGATGTTTTTATTCCTTCAAACTTTTCCCAGACACCAGCCGCCCAATCTTCGACGCCTTGCCCTTTCGTGATCCAGCTC